TCAAGTGGGGGTGGGTGGGGGTCAAGCGTGTATGTCTTTTTGTATATACACACGCACCCGCCGCCGACCGCCCCCGTGGGGGGTTACAGCCGATCCTGCCAGACTGACACAGCGCCTCACACACCCCAATTCGTATAACGCGTATTATGTTAAGTGATGCACTCAATGATATCAATGACTTAGCAAGAGCATAAGTCCAGTTCGCCATATTCTGCCGTGACTTCACTGGTTTTGATAAGGCCAGATGAATGATTATCAGTTGCGTGCTTAAGCTCAGCGTGCCACGCGCAGGCCCGCGCCTGTGCTGCGCCGTGTCTTTGCTGTGACGCCTAACAGCCCTAGATCAGCCCTAGATCAGCCCTAGATCAGCCCTAGATCAGCCCTAGATCAGCCCTCAAGCCCACTATATAAGGCCGCAAAACTTTTTTCGCTTTTGTGCAAAAAAGATGTTTACATCGTGTTAGACATAGCGTAAACATATTACATCAACACAAACAAGGTATCAAACAAATGACAAACTCCATTCAATCACAAGTCCTCTCAATCATCGCAGACATCGAGAACGGCGTAAGCTGCGAAAACTGCACAGAATGCGGCGCAGACCTTGGCAAGTCCTCCTTCTGCCCTGAGTGCGAAGCACACAACCCCGACACGCTCAGCGGCTTTGATTACATTGCAAACGCTCTGGACATTAACTGGATTCTAAACAGCGACCACGCGCTTAAAGGCGCACGTATTCTAGTCGCGTTTGGCGGCCCAAATATCTGGATCGACACCGACAAACAAACCGTCGAGGGCACATGGTGGAATGAGAGTTTCAAGGCGCCGTATTCAAATGACGAAATGGACATTGAAGGCGCCTGCGCTGAAGTGTTTGGGTGCTAAGCCAATGAAAAACGCTCTTATCGGTTTCGCAATGGGTCTCGCAATAAGCGCCGCCCTATTCCTCCCCGCCCTCTTCAACTAAAGGTTCAGACACATGACAAAGCTCACAAAATCACGCCGCGCTTACACCTGCCACGAGTGCAAAGCACCCATCAACAAGGGCGACTTGTACGCCCGCAAAACAATCCGCTTGGGATCGTCAAAGCCCGACACACTCGAGAACATCAGCGGGCAAACAACCATCATCAGCCACGGCCTCTCTGTCAGCGTCAAGTGCTGCGAGCAATGCGCTTAATGCATTACCTCACCAACCCCCATGACCTCATCAACAAGCGCGCTCATAAGCTCTCCGATGGCCACGAACATTTCGTCGGGCGTCGGATCAACAGAAGCCGCGAGCATTGCGTCGGTAATGACGATCAGCACCTCGCTGACAACATCCATGTCAACGCCATCCATGTCGATCTCAATATCCATTTGCATCTCTCCGATATAAAAAAGCCTCCACGCCGAAGCGCAGAGGCGAAGTTAGTGGCCTGTTAGACGGGAGGAGCAGTGGAAAGGCCACACTCAAAGCCTAGCACTCACTCAGTTCTCCCGCAAGCGCCATGTACGCAGCCGCATCAACGTACGAATCTAAGTGAGGCCCGTTTACAAGTCTAGCCAGCTTGAGCCACGCCATACAAAGCGCCACCTGCTCAGCGCTCACGTCCTGATTTAAGATCACAGCCCAGCCCGAAGCAATGCGCCCGAAATTCTCCTCGGGTGATCCGTAGTCACGCTCTCGGTCGCCGTTAATCAGCGCCGTAGCTGTCTCTAGAATCTCTGTCCGTTTGTTCATCCGTAGTCCTCCAAATAAAACCGTGGTTTTGTAAACCGTCTGCGCCTTATAAATAAGGCTTACCCCTTTATCACGCTTTTCAGAGCGCCAAAAGGTTCTATAGAAAAGATGTCTGTGTGTATGTCTCTCTCTTCTCTTAGTAAATATACAATTATATAATAGGATAAATGGGGTAAATAGGGTAAAGTAAGAAAAGCTTAACGATTTCAAGCACTTACCTTACCCCACTTTTCACCCATTTTACCCCAGTTACCCAGCTTTGAACACCTCGTCAACGTCCAGCATCTTACAGAGCCATCCCTTGACCCTACGGGCAGGCCGACCTTGACGGCTGCGAGAAGTGTCCACAGGCGCCACGCCGTGCCTCTGAATAGCTGTGAAGAACTTGTTGCGCCCCAAAGGAAAGTAGCCATTCTCCGAGCAGAAGTCTCGATAAGCCTGCAAGAGCGCTGGCCCTACGCTCACCGTCTCTGACGCGTTGTCATACTCAACGGCCTCAACATCGGTCAGCTCCAACCGCTCCTCAACAAACTGCATTACAGGGTCCGCATCGCGCTTCACCTGCGTGAAGAGCTTCATCATGGCCGCCGAGCGTGACAGCTTCTTGTTCTCTGTCACGCGCCGTGCCCCTTCCAGAACCCAATTCAATATCCCAGGCAGCTCAGCCTCAAGCTTCTCAAACAGGCGGTCATCTTTATGCTCGTCGCGCAGCCGATAGTTGAATGGGATCAAGTGCAAACGCCGCTCAAAGCCGTGCGTCTTCTCCCTGATCAGCGCTTCGGTGCTATTCATCGCCACAATCTGCTTGGGCACGGTCGCCAGCGTGAACGGGTCTCCATAGATGCGACGCGCGACAATGTCTTCGCCAGATATCAAGTCCTTGAATGCGTCGGCCTCGAGCGACGTGGGTGACAGCTCGTTCGTCAGGTTAATGAGCTTGCCTGACAGCATGGCCCGAGCGTAAGCCCCTTCGCCGTTATCACGCACGAGCGTCTTGATGGGCTGAGCTGAGTACCCCGAGCGCCCCACGAGCAGCTTGAGCACCTTGAGCACGGTTGACTTGCCGTTCTCACCGTCCCCGACCAACCCGACCATCTTCTCGAAGTTTGTCTCCCGCAACATCAGATAACCCATTGTCTCTTGGAACGCCGACACGGTCTCAGCATCGCCACACATAACCCGATCCACCACGGTCTCCCACACGGGACAGCGCGCCAACGGGTCGTACGCGTAGCCTAAGACGTAGGTGAACAAGTAGTCAGGCGCATGTGGCAGCATCTCTACGCCGTCCCGATCCACTCGCAGCACCCCGTTCGCCATGTTCAGGTAGTTGCCCCGATCCAACAGCTCGCGGGTCTGCAAGTTCTTCATGAAGAAGTTATAGACGGCATTGGTAAAGGCGTTCTCGTGCGCCAGCAGGTCGAAGCCGCACTCGATGATAGCATCCCTCACGAAGTTGTGGCCTGCGGTCTTACCCGCCGCGAATGCCAGCTCCCAATGCGTGCCGTTATAGCGGCGCACGTCCCCCTCGACAATCGACATAAGCCCCTGCCGTGCTCGCACGTCCATAGCGTACGAGATAGCGGCCTCCTTGAGCGGCTTAGATGCCTTCGGATCGTGAGCGGCCTCAGCAAACACTGGCGACTGGTCGATAATATCGCGCAGGGTCTCAACCCGCGTCTCAACTGTCGTCTCAGCCGCCATCGGGCCAAAAGGGTTCTGACGCACCACCAGCGTATGACCGCACCGCCCGCCTGAGCAGTGGTAGAGACACACACCGTCGTCGCTGCGTGTGACGAAGGCCGTATCGGCCCGCCCGTCATGCAGATGCCCTGCGATACAATGCACTCGCACCTTGTCCCCTGCACCCAACTGGTCTAACATCGCGCCGACACTAAGCTGACCGCCAGTGTTACTCAGGGTGAATATGGCGTCATCTGGTACTTCACCAGCGATACCTCCTCCAGATTGCTGTATCGACGGCTCGTCATATTCACCCAACGCAGCCGCGCAGTCTACAGGCTCCCCCTGCACATAGCCTTCGGGCGCATCGTCTCTGAAGTGCGGCGCAAGCTGTTGCGTCCAGCTCTCCATCGCAGGATCATACAACCCAACGACCCCCAGCCGCTGAGCAACGGCCCGATAGAGCGTCTTGAATGCCTCCTTGTCCAGTGGCAGCGCCCGATCAAGCGCCACAACCACGTGGTACTTCTCAAGCTCTTCAGACCACCCCCGCGACGGCGCAATGTAGCTACACACCCCCTCGAGCTTCTCGCAGAGCATGTCGAACGTCACGGGCGTGTACTTCGAGTCGAAATCAAAGAGCATCGCGTTGCCCGCCCCGACAACAGTAGCGCCAGCCTTGCGGCCCTGCACCTCCTCGCCGCCGTCGGTCACGCCGTCGCCATACAGATAAGAAGACACGGCGTACTTTGCCAGCATCCGCCCCATGTCCCGAACCTCCTCGGTCTCCTCGAAGAAATCCTTGTAGTAGGTCTTCGTGCCCTCCCTACCTCGGGCAGCACTAAATTTAATCTGCATGGCGCACAAACTCCTCTGACAACTCGCGGAACAGCTTACCGAGCGAGAGCTGTTCGCGCTCGCATATGTCTAGAAGCGCCTGCTTCGTCTCGGGTCGCAACCTGAATGCAATGGTCTCGCTGTTATTTGTATCACCGCCAGCGGCGGCCTTAATTTTATCGAAATTCATCGTTTTCTCCTGTTGACAATTTGTTTCACATAACGCATAACAACCGAACTGACAACAGTCAAAATGGAGAAAGACACATGTCCAAGATCAAAATCACTACGCCAAAAGGCGCGCTCAAATGGGCACAAATCACAGGCGCGGGCAAGAAAGACTTGCAGGGCCGTGACATCTTCTCGGTAGACATCGAGATGGATCAAGCCGTTGCGCAAGAGCTTGTCGATCAGATCGACGCGCTCTGGGAGTCGGACAAGCCCAAGGGCGCTAAAGACCCCAAGAGCACAGGCTACCGCGTCAACGACGACGGCACGGTGAAGTTCAGCTTCAAGACAGCGGCCAAATACCCGTCGGGCGACCCCAAAGAGGTTGCCATCTACGACGCACAGGCCGAGCGCGTTAAGCTCAAAGACAAGATCGGCAACGGCTCAATCGGTCGCGTGTCGGGCATGGCTTCGATCTATGACGCGGGTGTTGCTGCGCGCGGCGTAACGCTCTTCCTTGACAGCGTGCAGATCATCAAGCTTGTCAAATACGCCGAGGCTGCCAGCTTCGACGTAGAAGAAGGCGACGACGTGTTCACCAGCGACGCGACGTTCGTAGCAGAAGACATCTAAGGTTTCGGGGCGCACCTTCCAAAAGCGCCCCACCCCATGAGGCAATAGCCATGATAACTATATATTTCGACACTGAGACCACGGGTCTCAACCCACACACCGACCGAGTTGTCCTCTTCCAGTACCGTATCAACGACGGACCCACCAAACTCATCCAGAACCCCGACCCCGCCGAGTGCCACCGCTTGCTTGACAGCGCGGACCTCATCGTAGCGCACAACACGCCGTTTGACTTCGGCATGCTCGGCTACATCCCAAAGAGCATCGACCACTTCGACGACACGCTCTATCTGGACCGCATCGCTCACTACACAGCCGACAAGCACAGCTTAGACGTTGTGGCGGCGCGTGTGTTCGGGCGCGACCTCTATGACGGCCTCGACAAGAAGGCTCTCCAGAAGACCAAGTGGGACGTGGCAGAACTAACCCCCGAACAGATCACATACGCCACGCTAGACGTAGACGGCTTGCCGACGATCCACGAGCAGCTTCTGCGTGACTTCCCACGCGGCTTAGAGAGCGTCTATCGGTTCGATAAGAAGTCCATCGTGGCGGGACTGAAGGCGCAGCGTCACGGCCTGCCCATACGTCACGACGACCTGCGTGAAGAGATCAGCCGTGTTGAGGGTGAGGCGCACCGCCTGCAAGCGCTGCTTGCCCCTCTTAACGTCAACAGCCCCAAGCAGGTCACGGAGGCGCTCGGCATCGAGAGCAGCGGCGACCGCGTGCTGGCTGGCCTCGTGGCCGACGGCAACAAGCAGGCCAGCCTCATCCGAGAGTGCAGGGGACAGCTCAAATACTTGAACTTCCTCACCAAGCTCGGGGCCAAGCCTCGCTTCTACGGCACACTTCAGCCAGCGGCCCGCTCGGGGCGGTTCACATCGTCCAAAGAGAACATCCAGAACTTGCCGAGAGACACTAAGCGTTTCATCGGATCGGACACGAATGTGATCCTGTCGGCTGACTTCGCTCAGCTTGAGCTTCGCACCATCGCCGCCATCACGGGCGACGAGGCCATGTGTGACCTCTTCATAAGCGGCGCGGACCTGCACAACTACGCCGCAGAGCAGCTATTCGGCCCTGACTACACTAAGACAGACCGCCAGATCGCCAAGGTGTTCAACTTCTCGACACTATACGGCGCGGGCGTCACCACCATCGGCCTTATCCTGCTCACGCAGACGGGCATCTCTCTGCCCGATCACAAGATCAAGGAGTATAAGCGCAAATGGCTTGAGGCGTTCCCTGGCATTGCAACGTGGCAGCGGCAGGGCTTCACCCGTCACGAGATGGGCGTCCCGCACCGCACGCCCCACGGGCGGCCCTACACAAGCGCCCGCTCGACTGATCACCTGTCTATCGAGAACCAAGGCGCAGGGGCGGAGGTTGCTCGCATCGCCCTGCATCGCATCAGCGACACATTGCCGCAGGGCGCTGAGCTGATCAATTTCATCCATGACAGTTACGTTGTGGAAGCGCCGAACGACCCCGCCATCTACAAACCAGCGGCGGCGGCGATGAAGGCGGCTATGGAGTATGCGTGGGAGCGTGCACCCCTAGACCGTCGGGGCATCACTATGCCCGTCGAGGTGGGCGTCGCCCACGACCTGAAGAGCGCAGACGCGCTTGAGAACTGCATTTACACCCTAGGAGAACAATAATGGAACAACTGCACCTCGAACAGAACAGCCAAGAGTGGCTGGACGCCCGCAAGAACTACCGCACCGCCAGCGAGGCGGCTATCGTGCTCGGCATCAGCCCGTTTACCTCTGTAGATAACTTTAAGCTAATTAAAGCAGGCGTGAAGCAACATTATTACTCAGCAGCCATGCAGCAGGGCCATGACCTAGAGGAACGGGTGCGCGAATATGCTGGTGACTACTTTGCGCGTGATTTCAAGGACGAGTGCTGGGTCAACGGCGACTACATGGCGAGCCTCGACGGCATCTCTGGTGACATATTGGTCGAGCTGAAGGTATCGGATCGGACCTATCGTGACCTGAAGGACGGTATCATGCCTGCCTACTACTACGCGCAGGTTCAGCAGCAACTGTATTGCAGCCCTGCCGAGTATGGCCACATCGTCGCCTACAGCCCGAAGGTCAACGACTTCGCGGTGAGCGATCTGATTCGGCTTGATTACACGTTCATGCAGCGTATCAAGGAGGCTTGGGCCAAGTTTGACGCCATGCCAGTGCCCGAGATCGCTGATATGTCCAACGATGGGGCGGTCATGGAGCTGTTTAAGGAGTATGCACGGCTCAAGGCAGAGGCCGACAGGCTCAAGGACGACATGGATCGGGTCAAACAGGACTTGATCGCGCACGCCAACGACCATAGCGTTACGGCGGGTGACTACAAGCTCACCAAGGGCAAGCCGCGTGTCACCTACGACTACAAGAAAGCGGCGGCAGGGGTTGACCTTGAGCAGTATCGCAAGGAGAGCGAGGGCGCATGGACCATCTCACTACCGAAGAACCCGTTCCTATGAGCTACCTACCGCACCAGATAGAGACCGCCGACAAGTGCGCGGCGGTCATCAAGGAGCGGGGCTTGTGTCTGCTTCAGGGCGAGATGCGTACAGGCAAGACCCGTACAGCATTGCGTACTCTTGAGCTGCTCGGCGCTAAGCGGCCCCTCATCGTCACTAAGAAGGCGGCCATAGCGGGGTGGGTGTCTGAGATCGACGCCGTGGCCTTCAGCTTGGCCCCTCCCTACGTCACCAACTACGAGCAGTGCGCCAAGCTGGCCGCTGACGACTTCGACTTCGTGGTAGTAGACGAGAGCCACGCTGTCTCACGGCCTGGCAAGCCCACGCAGCGCTGGAAGCACATCGCCCGCATCTCACGCGGCAAGCCCGTGCTGCTTATGACAGGCACACCGACCACAGAGAGCCTGCTCCAGCTCTACTACCAGTTTGCGCTCTCCGACAGGTCGCCCCTGCGCTACAAGAACTTCTACGAGTTCTTCCGCGCTTGGGGTGTGCCGTCGCAGATACGGCTCAACGGGCGGTGGGTCGAGATGTATAAGAAGGCCAAGCCCGAGCTGCTCGACCGCGCCCAGCCTTGGATCGTCACCCTGACGCAAGAGCAGGCTGGCATCACGCACAAGGCGATTGATCGAGTCCACACCGTGCCGCTGAGTGCAGCCACCAAGGCTCTGATCGCCACCATCCAGAAGGATAAGGTGGTAACGCTACCCAACGGCTCCATCTACGCCGCCGAGAGCGACATGTCCGAGCGGGTGACGATACACCAGATCGAGGCGGGTGCTATGCTGCACGAGGATGAGCTGATCAACCTTCCCAATACCGAGGTGATCGACTACATCGCTGAGACGTGGGGAGACAGCGAGGGGCTGGCACTCATGGCGCACTTCCGCAGCACACGCATGAAGCTGGAGCTGAACTTCCCGAAGGCGTCTATCTTCTCAAGCGTGGCGCACGCCGAGGGGGTGAGCCTCGCAGACTTCGAGCACTTCGTCATCGTCAACAGCGACTACTCGGGGGCGAAGTTTGTGCAGCGGCGGGATCGAGGCGTCAACCTCAACAAGCGCACCGACGCCATCGTGAACCACATCGTGACCGACGGCGGAGTGAGCAAGCACGTCTACAACGCCGTGAGCAAGAAACTAGACTTCACACTCACCAACTACAGGAGGCTCCGTGCAGTCTGAGAGCAGCATCCAGAAGGCAATACTGAATATCTTGAACGCCCGCAAAGATACCTGGGCGGTCAAGACAGTGACGACCAACCGCAACGGCACGCCAGACATTCTAGCGTGTATCAGGGGGAGGTTCGTCGCAATCGAAGTGAAGACCGCGAAGGGCGTTGTTGCGCCCTTGCAGCACCATCAAATAAACTTGATCAACAACACAGGCGG